TAAAAATCCAACTCACCTTCGTAAATATCGACTTTAGCTGTTGCTGTTTGCGAAGAATCAAACGATTCAATCTCAAGCAAGATAACGTCATTAGGGTTTAGTATGTGATTACCACCAAAGGGAGCTGGCATAAAACCTTTACCTTGGTTTTGCGTGTTTGTTATTGCAAAAATATCAGCGTGAATTTTATTTGCTTCAACCGCCAAATCAACAACCGGCTTCACAAATGTTATTTCACTTCCAGGATAAAGCATTGTTTCTGGCTGTCCTGTTATTGATGAATTGTAGTTGTACCATTTATCTGGCGTACCTAACGTTACATCAGCATCTGATATTTTATAAGCTCTACCAATTACACCGCCGCCAGTAGCGCCTAATACTCTAGATTTCAAATCAACATACTTGGAGCCAACCCCAATAATTGAGTAAACCTTATCACCAACGCTAGAAAAAGGTATAGACCTTGAAGCTTCCCATTCTAACCCGCGCTTTTTGTTAACCTCGTTGTAAAACTGAACAATGAAAGCAGATACACCACTAGACATTTTTACTATGTAGTCATACATAGGTCTCAATAAAGAGTTTCTAGTTAAAAACATAATTTCCTCGCATAAAAAAAGCCCCACTCAAAGGCGAGGCTATTAAAAGCGTTATCTAAAGTTTAAGCCTTATTTAGCTTTTTCTTTTTCGATAACTTTATCACCCGCTTCTAGTTTTTCTGGTTTAAAACGTAAGTCTAAAACCTTGTCAAACTTCTTTAGTAAAGCTTTCTTTTCTTCTTTACTAAGTGGGTGTTGAGCGTATGCAGTAGCCATAATTTACTCCTTATGCGTCCGCAGAGCCAATAGCAAGAGTACCTGCAAGGTGCTTATCATCTGCCACAGCTTTATCCCAGTTTGTGCCAGTGAATAACTCTGCATCAGTTGGTGAAGCGCCGCCGTTTGTAGTGTCCCAACTAAAGCCTTTAAGCTTAAGGCCAAATGTGTAATCAGCTTGCCAAGTTGTCTCGATTCGCTGCTTGCCATTTGTAGTGTCAAGGTTGGAAATAATATCCGATGTATTATCAACAACAATGCCACGGTTTGTAAGAGATAGAACCTTGTCTTTATTCGGTGTGCCAGCTTCGTAAAGTGCTGGAATATCCGATACAACAACAAGCTTGCCAAGGATATCAATCACTCGAACATTGCTTGATTCGAACAGGCGGTTTGAGTTATTGATTGCCTCACCTACTAAGCGGTGATAAACAGAGCCTGACATCACATCAGTAACAAGCATTGATGAACTATCGCCGAATTTAGCGTGCGAGCCGTTAAGGGCAATCTGAGTAATGCCGCCAGAACCAGAAACATCGTTAACCAATGCAGCTTGGTTTTCGATTGCTGCAACCGCTGCGCCTACTGCCGTGTTAAGCTGGTCAGCTAACAAAGCGTCGGCAAAGCCTTCTGAGATAGCCATGATGGCCGCGCCTGGATCACGCTGTAGCCATGAAAGCTGTGAAGGTTCGAATAATACAGGGCCAAAACCGCCGCCAACTTTAACGCCTACAACTTCGCCTTGCGTTAGGTTGGTTGAACCTTGGGCGCCGTTTGCTGCATAACGATCAACGCGACGCTGAGCGCTTGCGATTTGATTAAAGAATGACTCTTTATCGAAGTCACCGCGGAAGCCATCAGTAGACAGCACAATTGCACCGCCAGAAGCTTGGTTGAACTTGTTAGTCATTTGCCCTAAAAGTTCAATAGTGGTGCCTACAATCTCATTGTTATAGACTTGCATATTAGGTAGTGCCATAGTTTTTTACCTTTTAACTAAGTTTAGCGTTTAACTCGTCAATCTTGGCCTGCCTATCCATCTCTCTTTGAGTGCCTTGGTTAGACGGTTTAATCGACGAATAATCAGTACCAGAACCCTTAGAACCAGATAAATGATTTTGCATATCTGGGTCAGACTTAGCCCACTTAAGCCAATCATCGTGATTGTTTGCAACAACTTCGCCATCTAGGTTTTTATATCTAGCAACAATGTCACCATCATCACTAAAACCATAGTCAACTAATTGCGCCGCTGTTAATTGGCTAAGCTTATCGTTTTTAGCAAAGTTCGAAACAATGCTTTTTACAGAAGCTTCTTTTTTAGATGAAAGAATTAAATCATTTCGAGCGTTAAGCTTTTCTGATAACTCGTTACGCTCTCGCTCTGACTTCGCTTTTTCAAGCTCAAAAGCTTTTTCAAGGTCGCCAGCTTTCTTTGCTGCATCAATTGCCGCTTGCTCTTTTTCCAATAATTTAGCCTGCGTTTCTTCTTCTAGCTTTTTCTTTTCTGCTAGTAGCGCATCTTTATTGGCTTTTAAGCCTGCGGTTTCAGCTTCAAACTCAGCTTTTAGCTCTTGCTTTTGCTTCTCAAGCGCTTCTTTCAACTGATCTTCTGTATATTCAGCCATTTAATAATCTCCTGATTAAAATGGGTGTAGCCCTGCTACTTGTTAATAATTGTTATAATGATATAACTAAAGGTTATAAGCGTCAAACTATCGTCAGATATAACCTTTTAAAAATTCATTCTTA